ATTTTCGTTCCGTAGGCGGTCAGCCAGTTTAATTGAACGCCGCCCCTATCCCTTGTAGGAAGGAAAATAGAAGGACCGAGCATAGGACGATGACGGACTAAGGACATCATCACAGATTTTTTTGCGACATCGGACATAATTTCCGTTTCATAAATCGGGTTAATCAAAAACTGTTCGTTGTTAGGCGACATATTACCCATAGGCTCGCCCAACGCCGCCTTATTGATAACAAAACCTTTTTCGCCCCATGAAACGTCTTTAGGGTTAGTCCAGTTATCGCTTTTCAAGTTAGGAGAAAACGCCAAATCTGCGAGAACCTTTTGATTTCCCGTCCACGCCGCCGCAATACCCTTGCCGAGATTGTAAAGCAGTTCCCGCCTTGAAAGTTCTCTGGGGCTTTTCGCCTGCCCCTTCATTTCTTCCCTCAAAGCCTTAACAGTACCTTTCAACGCTTCCACTTCGGAAGTTTCCTGAACGGTTATAGTCTCCAGTGTTTTTACAATATCTTCAAGAATAATCTCTTTTTCTTGAAAATACTCCGTAGCGGTTGCGGTGTTAGTGAACCCCGTCAACTCNATTTTCCTCATGTCGGCTATCTTTTTTCGTATAGCCTTCAGTAATTCGTCCATAGTTTACTCTCCCTTAAAATTATTTATTAACCCACCCCAAAATGTAGGAGTAGTTAATTCCTGTTTTGTTTCCGTTTTTTCAGCTTCATTACTTTTTGCCAATGCCCACGGATTAGCAGGGACATTACAAATAGAAAACTCCAGTAATTCCTGTTTACGGAAAATTAAAGTCGTTCCGTCCTTGCTGTCCTCTTTGGACGGAATTTCTATTTCAAGCACACGGAATCCCACCGAGCCAGCCCGAATAACACCCGCCTTGACCCTCTCCCCGATAGACCACCCGAAAGCGTCAAAAGATTTATCATTAAAGAACACAATCCCATGAAGCCCCTTATCATCGACATTAAGCCCCTCGATTTTCCCGATAGCCGGAATGTCGTAGCGGTGCGCCCATTCCACAATCGGATTATTCATATAACGCTTAAAATCCCAACCCTGCGGATCAATCCGCTCCCCGAACCTGTCAAGATCAAAAGTTGAAAGCGTCCACGCAAAACCTTCTATCTTTTCTTCATTGTTCTTTGTTAATTGTTCATTGCTCATTAAAAAAGGCACGGACGCTATCAGTTCCACATCAGCGGCAACCTTTTGTAATCCCGCCGCTTCTTTTTTCAATCCAAGATAATCAAGCAATAAAGATGAATTATCAATCTTGATATTTCCGCTTTTCATTCTTAAAATCATTTCTTTACTCTCCTTTTCAATATTTGTTTTTTTGGCAAAGGTTTTAACATAAATTCTTTTGGGTAAAAATCAAGCTCGTTAAGCCGTACAATATTTAAAATTTGCGCTGTGCGAAACAATTCAGCATTACTACGAACATTAAGAGAAGTAAAAATATTTGCTTTATGGTTTACAATCGTATTCCGAGAAACCGCCAATATATTGGCAATTTCATGGTCTTTAAAGCCGCAACATATAAGTTTTATAACCTGTTTATGGCGTTCAGATATTTGTCCTGCAGGTTCTGGATAATCGCGCCGTAACTTAATACGTTTTATAACATCAGGCGAAATATACTCTCTGCCATTTGCTATTTCGTCTAAACCTTTGTAAAATTGTTCTACACCTTCAAAATAATTGACGTAAGAATTTACGCCNTTTAATATAAANTACATNGCTAAATCAGCAGGATAATCACTCAAACTCACAGCCGCCATTTTTATTTTNGGAAACTTCTTATGCAACTCTCCCATNAGGAAAGGCGTACAACAATAATAAAAACTCGCGCTTACTAAAATAAGTTTTGGTTTTAATTCTCGGATAAGCGATTTTAAAGCGTCTTTATCTAAAGCGGTAACAGTAACATCATAAAAACCCAAAGCCTCTAACTTCGTTTTAAAATGGGAGTGATTTTTTGTAGCTCTGCTTATAAGCAAAGTACCACCTGCCATTATTCGCCTCCCTTATTGCCGTTAGTTGCAATAAAGTTCTTTGGTCGATACCAAGTATCGCCCCATGGCTTAGGCTCTTTGCCTCGTTCTTTCAAAACGTCATTAATGGTTTTTAGTCCGGCGTTAATCTCCGCAATATCTCTTTTACTTTGCGCGTCCTCACTTTCCTGCAATTCAGGAATATCGAGCAAATCAAATACACCGCGCTCCCTCAAATTAAACCGCATAAAAAATTGACTTTCCACAATCTGCTCAAATTGTTTCAATATGGGAATTAGTGTATATTTCCAGAATGCTGCGTGTTGCTCTGCGGTATCTTTGCCGGAAAGTGTAGAAGCCTTATCGTCAATATTGGCAACTTTCGGCGGTATGCCGTATTTTGCAAGTATCGTGTATAGATTCCATTTTTTAAGTTCAAATAACTTTATAACGTCAGGAGTAAATGTAACAGGCTTAAATTCCGTACCCTTGCCAAGTACCGCAATTTTTCTCCCTGCCTTCACAGCCCCATATTTATTTTCCCACCGCCGTTCAAGTTGATCGGCTTCTTCGGGTCTAAGTGTTTGTTCTGTTTTTAAAATCCCTTGCGGTATTGCGTTATTTTTTAATAAAGTTGAATTGGCTTTATTTGCAAAATAATCTTGTTCAAGTTCAAGCGATAACGATAAAAGCGGATTAACGCCGCGAACAGGATTATAAGGATTCCACTCCCTAAAATGAATTATCTCGTCAGCAAGTATTGGTATTAATTCAGTACCCGAATGATAAAACCATCTTCGCGGTCTATTTTTAAAATCGAACCCTATGCCGCCTTGTAATTCTCCCTCATGGTGCATATTTCGCGGATCAAGAATATAAATCTCTTTAGGTAAACCGCCGCTATAATCTCCACCGTACCACCAAAACGCCTCACCTTCCAAAAACCACCAAGCCGATGTTTCTTTCCATAAATCATATCGGCTTAAAAAAGAATTTGGTTTTCTAAATAAATCATATATTTGCCCATTCGTTAAATCATTTCCTTCTTTTCTAATAACAAAATCAGCGCGGGCAATATTGCGTATAAGAATACTTATAGCAATATTCACCCATGAATTAAAAAGGTAAGAGTTTCCAATTTGTTCTATTTTAAAGTTAATAAAATCATCATCAAGCGTCAAGCAATTATTAAAAGAATTTACTGTAATATCATCTAACGTTTTTTGATTCTTATTGTTGTTAAATATTCGCCTATAGTTAATAGCAATACTTTTAAAAATATTCACGAGAATATAACCCCCTGTTGAATATCAGAAAATATCGCATAACGTAAAGCGTCTAAATAGTGGTCATTTACCTTGACAATCTCCCCTGCCTCATCACGGCAATAGTCCCAAATCTCCGAAAGCACCCCCGTACATCTATCACAAACAAAAAATTGTTGACGTTCAATTTTGGCATTTATATAATCAATACCGCTGTCAACGGAATTATTTGCTTTAACACCCCCTGTAATTTCCTGTATGCGTTCCCCTCCGGCTGGATCGCAGTACACTGGAAACAAATCGCCTTCAAACAAACTCCGCGCCGTCAGTTCTTCGTTAAAAGACAAAGTAGTCATATTAAACGCGCCATAATCGTTAAGAACATAAATCACATCGCCAACAAAGCCGATTTTTACAAAAGTAATATTAAGCCCAAAATCCTGCCCTGCGGAAAACCTGTCAAATTCTTTTGGCAAATCAGAAACCTTAACAATCATTGTTTCATCGAATTTGTCGTATATAACTCCCTCTGCTTTAACCCATAACCCATCGCGGAATCGCGCTTTTTGTTTTTCAGGCAAAACGTCCAAAATGTCCGAAATATAATCATCGGGCAAGTTTTCTTTGTTATCTTCGGGATTTAAAAGCATTGAAATATAAAGCTCTGGTTTCTCTAATGGCTCGCCAGTTAAAAAAATTCTTTTCAGTACAAAAACTTTATAAGCCCAATGCAACGGAGACCCGGGGTTACAATCATACAGAAATAAATTCTTGCAACCCTTCACACGCATAGCCAACCTTGAATAAGCCGTAGTAACAGCCGCATAACTCAACTGTGAAATTTCGTTAAAATAAATAGTCGCGTATTCGTGTCCTAAAATTTTGTCAGCTTGCTCTTTATCGCCAAGCCCCCCAATCCAAATTTCCGAACCGTTAAATAAAGTGATCATGCTTTCATGCGCCAAATAGTAGTACCCTTGTTTTCCGATGGTGTTATCAAGCCACGGTATCAGCGTCTCGCGCAAAACCGATGATCTAGCGTCCTTAGCGCGATAACGGCAAATNAAATGCCNACTNCCNGCNTACANNANAGCNCGAAAAATAATCGCCATNACNANTACGGTNGTTTTACCAGACCTNGANCCGCCAAANANCAAAATATGTTTNGCNCCNCTCTTTAANAACGCAAGNGCTTTTNTTTGTATCTTAGTAGGCTTAAAAACCACCGTAGTACCCATAAATCAATTACCGCCTATAACCCTTGAAAA